TGTTCATGGTACTATGTGAGATGGATGAAGAAAAGTTTATGTCATACCATAAAGGAGGGTTCTTGAAGTTCTACTTGGTCCGCACAATGCTAACAATGATAAAGTCTGATAGGTCAACCTTCTTCAATAAATTCAGAAAGGTCTTTACCGAATGGACCGAGAAGCACGATGCACCCGATGTAAGTGATACCATCCAAACCGATGAGATAACTATTAAACTGAACAACTCTTTAAAGATTCTGCATTGGTATGAACTTGAGATACTACGCTTATACTCTGAGAATGGACATAACATAATGAGTCTTTCACGAGATACTGGCATACCTTATCGTTCCCTTATGAAGACAATTAATAAGACCAAGACACTTTTAAAATATAAAATCAAAAACCATGCACTTACTTAAAATCGTTATCGCATCCCTTTTCTTTGTCTTTTACTTTATAGACATGGCAAGACTTCCTGAGAAGTTAAAAATCAATTTTAAACCATTCTCGTGTAATATGTGCCTATCCGTATATATTGCCATCATTTTGTACTTCGTGCCTGTAATGGTCTTGAATTGCGTTTTAGTGGCATTTATCTCAGGGGTATCTGCTCCATTATTTAGAAACCTAATGAATAACATATTTTTTAAAAAATGATAATCAAAGTAATTAGTCATTAATAAATTAACTACAATGAAATCAGGAATCAATTATTTAATCAGTCATGGTTTTTGTAAAAATTGCAGTTACAAATGGACTGCGGTAGTTGAAGTTGAGTACATACAATTGACAGAAAATAAAGAATATAAAATGCCTGAATTTTTAGAATGTCCTGAATGCAAATCTGAATTTGCTAATTATAGCGGAATCATAACTGATGAAGAATTTAAAAATAAATATTTTAAAAAATAAACTATGGCACAAACAGAAGACGTATACGAGAAGTTTGACAGAATGCTTATTCTAGGAAATGAAATAATAGAAGACATTAAAACAAGGATTGCAGTTAATCCTGACATGGTTGAGGAATATGAAAATAATTATCTGCATAGTATAATTTCTAACATATTAGACGATAATAGAATAAAAGACTTGAAAGATAGACTTAAACAATTTGACAATTTAATTAATACACAATGGAGAAACAAACGGTCACAGCAGTAGAATGGTTTTATCAAAGAATATTAGCAAATGATATTAAAGAAGTATTTGAACAAGCAAAAGCAATGGAGAAGGAGCAGATATTAAATGCTTCTCGGCAATTCGCTGATTATCCTTTTGATGAAAATGACATACAACAATACTACAACGAAACATATAACAAATGAACCAGGAAGACGAAAAGTTTATTCAAGACAATATTTACAACTTTGAGTGCGTAAAGATTGGATTCATGAAGAACCTACCTTTGCACATCTTAGTTGGGTATGAGCAGATTTACAGGAGATACCTTGACCCTGGTTTTATCCTTACCAGTTGGTGCAGTTCGTGTGTGAGTAGCATGATGAAGCGACTGATTAACTTTTGGGATGAATACCAAGCAAAGAAGGTCCTTGATGCAGAAGTAGTACAAGAACCTGTACAAGTACCAAAGAAGAAAGGTAGACCATTTAAAAATAAGCAATGAGAATTATCACAGTCGGTCAAAGAAACTCAGGGGTATCTTTTCATAGATTGTTTAATCCAATAATATACCTTCCGAAGGAATATGCAATGATGACAGATGTACTTACTGAGGAAGAACTTGAGAAAGGTTATGATATCCTTTTTATCAATAGGTACATAGCAGGAATGGAGGTTGATGAGGTTATAAGGTTAAGGGAGAAGTACGGATTCAAGTTGGTAGTGGATGTGGATGATTATTGGAACTTAGATGCTTGGCATATCTTATACGGCAAATACCCTACCAAAAAGGTCATAGACCATATCAAGATAGCAGACTTGGTAACTTGCTCTAACAATGATTTAGCGGTCCACATTGATGAACTTAATCCGAATTGGATAGTAATACCAAACGCATTACCTTATGGTGAAGACCAGTTTACAGATGTCAAAACAGAATCAGAGAAGGTACGCTTTGTCTATGCAGGTTCAGTAACTCACGAGAAGGACATTGCAATCCTCAAGAATCCTATGAAAAGAGTTGCAGGGGATACAATGGTAAAGAATAACACAACCTTTATACTATGCGGTTACTCAGAGGATAAGGAAGTAGTTAACCAATGGGGCAGGATGATAAATGATTATATGTGTGGGTTTAAGGTAGATGGGTACATACGGGGTGCGTTACCAGTGGACCAATATATGAACTTTTATAATGAGGCAGATGCTTGTCTTGTTCCTTTGGTAGATTCAAAGTTCAATTCTATGAAGTCTAACCTAAAGGTCCTTGAGGCAGCAACTAAGAATGCACCTGTCATCTGTTCCAATGTCAAACCTTATTCAGATTGTAAGCATATCATCCGAGTAAACAATCAATCAGATTGGTTTACAAATATTAAAAAAGTTGTCAAAGATGCTATTTATAGACAAGAGATGGGTCTTGCTAATGGGGGATGGTGTCGGGAGAACTTTGATTTAATTAAAGTAAACAAGTTAAGAAGTCAAGTTTTTGAATCACTTAAATAAAAAACAATTCAAATGAAAGCACAGTTAACCTTTGACCTTGATAATATTGATGAAAGGACTGCACATTTAAGGTGCATTAAGTCTGAGGCATTGATGTCTGCTATTCATACCTTCCACTATAATACTAAAAAGAGGTTAATAAACTTGGTAGAGGAGAAAGGACTTAGCGAATATGAAGCAGTTGAGTTGGTCTTTGATGAGTTTGAATTATTGATGAGTGACCATAACATTATCATATCAGAATTAATACAATAAGAATGCCAGTTATAAAATGCAGCAACGGAAAATATCGCATAGGGTCGGGTCAGTGTATCTATGATACCAAAGAGAAAGCGACTGAGGTATGGACCGCAATACTTGCAGGGGGTAAATATTCATACAAGAAACCAAAGGAAAAGAACACAAAAACTAAACGCAATGGATAAGGTACTAATCGCAATGGCAGTGCATGACACTGAAGAGAATAAAAGGTCAGAATTGACCGAAAGGGTACTCAATAGTCTATACAATCAAGATTATTTTGAAGACCATGACTTTTGGGTCGTAGATAACAATTCTTGCGATGCAACTAAGGAGATTCTTCAATCTTGGTCAGAGGATGGGTATATAAATCTTATCACCAATGAGCAGAACATAGGAACGGCAGAGGCGGTTAACCTTGCTTGGAAGCATCGTAAACCAGGTCAGCACTGCATAAAGATGGACAACGATGTAATTATAGACAATGTTGAATGGGTTAAGGAAATGGTGGAGGCAATTGAAAGAGAACCTAAGATTGGTATTGTCGGATTGAAGAGAAAAGATTGTTGGGAAGAACCGAACCATGCACTACCTGATTGGAGAAGTGAATTGATTATGCTACCACACTTCGCAGGTCAAAGATGGATTATAGTTGAGAAGTGCCATCACATTATAGGTACTTGTCAGATGTATTCTTCCGCTTTGCTTGATAAAATTGGTTACCTTTGCCAACCTAATTTATACGGGTATGATGATGTTCTTGCATCTCATAGGTCAACAGTTGCAGGGATGTGGAATGTCTTTTTGCCTCACATAGAGATAGAACACATTGACAAAGGAGAAACGGAATGCCAAACGTGGAAGGAGAAGCATAGTGCAGAGGTAACCCAACAGGTGATAAAAATGACCCATGAATATTATCATGGAACAAGACCAATATACTACAATCCTTTTCAATGAAAGTAATCGTATCACTTGACAATCCGAATCACGCAGGTTGGTTGAAATTGGAGGAATCACTCAAGCAACACGGGTGGTCTTATCATCCAATAGTCAGAGAGTGGAAAGGGTTTGGTACTAAGATTATAGGACTTTATGAGTACCTATGTGCAACTGATACGGAGGACTTCATCTACTTGGATGCTTATGATAATTATTGCATTTCTAATCCTGATGAGTTTAACTATAAGCATAGAGGGCAAAGCGGTCTGATTATAAGTTCCGAGAAAGGGTGTTATCCTGATGTACAGAATATGGGCAAGTTTCCTGTGGTAGACCATGAATGGAAGTTCTTAAATAGTGGACAGATTTATGGAAACAAAAAGGACTTCCTTGATGTCTATCATAGCAATCCTCCGATGTTTGAAGATGATGACCAAAGGTGGTACACTGAACGCTTCCTTGCAATGCCTGATAAGATAGGACTTGATTACTGCAACATCTTCCAATCAGTAGCGTTTGAGGTTGAAGGTGACTTCACTCTAACCTATAACAGGTTATACAACAATAAAACCCATACCTTCCCAATGTTTATTCACGGGAATGGAAAGACTGACATGAGTAAATTTTACGCACTATGATGGAATGGATAGTTAAGGAATATACCGACAAGGTAAACGCTGACATAGAGTTAAAAGCATATCGGGACTGGATAGAAGCAAACGCTTTCGGGTTCGGGGAAAGATGCTTTCTTTGGATGTGGAATGATATCATCAAGAGAATGCCTGATGAGTTCACCTTTATGGAGATAGGGGTCTTCAGAGGTCAGATACTCGGACTTGTTAAACTACTTGCAGACAGACACGGAAAGAAGATTAGACGAATCGGAATCACTCCACTTGATACAAGTGACGGACATTGGGAATCTGACTATGAAGCAGACATTAAGAAACTGCATGATACCTTTTACATTCCCGATGATTACGAACTAATCACACTTGACTCAACTAATCCCGTAGCGGTCAAACTTGCCTCTCAGAATCCTCCTGATGTCCTCTACATTGATGGAGGGCATACCTATGAGGTGGTAATGAGTGACCTAAAGAACTATCTGCCAATCCTAAAGGTTGGCGGTACACTGGTAATTGATGACTGCAATAATGGAGTACAGATGCCTTGGGGTTACTTCGCAGGTATTCAATCGGTATCCAACGCAGTGGACCAATTCCTCCCAAAGGAAGGACAGACAGAACAATGGAAGCATGAACTTAACTTGGTCCATAACAGAGTATTAACTAAACTTAAATAAATGAATCCAATCACAGTTAAAATCAGCGAGGTAAAGTCTAACCCGAACAATCCAAGAATAATCAAGGATGACAAGTTCCAAAAGTTAGTCAAGTCAATCAAAGAGTTCCCTGAGATGCTTAACATTAGACCAATAGTGGTCAATGCGGATATGGTTGTACTCGGTGGCAATATGCGATTAAAGGCTTGTAAGGAAGCAGGACTTAAATATGTAGCAATCATCAAGGCAGAGGACCTAACAGAGGACCAGCAGAAGCAGTTTATCATTAAGGATAATGTCGGGTTCGGTGAATGGGATTGGGAGATGTTATCTAATCAATGGGATAGCGAAGAACTTGAAGAATGGGGATTGAGTATTCCAAACTTTAATTCAAACGTAAACCTTGATGACTTTTTTGAGGAAGGACCAATTGAATCTGTAGATGGGAAGAAGAAAATCATATTGGAATATGTAGAAGAAGAATACAATTTAGTTAACAGTGAATTGCTTAAGCACGGCAAAACTCCTGAAGATGCAGTGTATAAATTATTAGGTCTATGAAAACAGTAGTTGAGTTACAATTTGAAATAGAAGGATTCCATCACTATCCTAATGCACCAGTTGAAGTAGAGTTCTTATCTCACAATCATAGACACACTTTCATAGTCAAATGTGGTTACTTGGTAAACGATTTGAATAGGGAAAAGGAAATCTTTATATGCAGGGATATTGTTAAAGACTATATCATTGAAGGGTATGGTTACCCTTGCGAATTCAAAAATATGAGTTGCGAAATGATAGCGAAAGAAATATTAGAATTCGGACAGGAAGATGGAATGATATGGTGTTCAGTATGGGAAGAAAATACAGGAGGTGCAAGAGTTGAATTATGATAGTACAAAACCAATCCAATCTCAAAGTACATTTTGCAGCAGCAGAAAATAATAATCATTTTTGTGAACTTAAAGCAGGTGGAGCAAATTATTTGCTATTCACTGTGTTTCCTTTAATATGTCAAAAGTTTGGCATCAAGACTGTTCCTTATGGTAATGAAATTACTAATACTGCAAAAAAAGTATACGAGAATTCAAACCACTGCATAATGGATAGCGGTCTATTTACTTTGATGTTTGGTAGTCATAAGGGACAGAAGGATGAAAAGTTTATTAATAAATGGTATAGTGAATTGATAGGTTATGTTTCAGATAGAGGATATAAAGGAACCTGCGTTGAAGTAGATTGCCAAAAAGTTTTAGGAGTAGAAAAGGCTTGGGAGTTTAGACAAAGAATGAAAAATGATTTACCTAATAACAGACAAATAAACGTATTCCATAAGGAAGATGGGCGAAAGGGATTAGATAGGATGATAGAATTTTCAGATTACATTGCAATCTCTGTGCCTGAGTTGAGATTCTTAGGTCAAAAAAACTATACTGAACATCTTGCTCACTATATTAAAAATAAAAAACCATCTATAGATATTCATCTCTTAGGTTGCACTGAATTAAAACTGCTAAAAAATTTATCATTCTGTAGCAGTAGTGATAGCACATCTTGGAACAGTGGAGTGAGATATGGATTGATAACATTAAGAAATGGAAAGAAAGGTCATATAAGCAAATTAAGGAAAGAACATTATGAACCATATTTGAAAGATGTAATTAGACTTCATAAAGAAACTGGAGCAAAAATAACAAGTGGAATGAGGTCAGGTATTTTAGCATTTCAAGTAAATGAATTAATTAATCAATATTCAAACTATGCAGGTAATCAAGATTGAAAAAAAATATCATTTCTATGCAGCACACAGGAACAAAGAAGCAGGAGAGAAGTGTGGTAGGATACACGGACATACCTATGATGTAATCTGTCACTTTGAATTCAATAGTATAGTAAATGGATTAACAATGTTATTCAGCGACATTGATAAGATAGCAGAACCAATCATAAAGCAATATGACCATACCTTTCTGCTCTATGATAAAGACCCACTGGTAAAAGTGTTGGAGTTAAATAACGAACCATTCACAGAACTACCTTTTGAAACCTCAGCAGAGAATATGTCAATATGGATACTGACACAAATCAAGAATGCAGGACTTCCAATAGTTAAAATAGAACTGGCAGAAACAAAAACATCAAAAGTAATATATGAAGTTAGCAGTAAGTGAGGTATTTTATAGCATTCAAGGAGAAGGGATAACAACAGGATATCCTGCAGTCTTCGTAAGACTTGGAGGCTGCAACCTAATGTGTGGAGGAGAAGGTACACAAAGAGATGGACAATTACATAACGGAGCAACCTGGAGATGCGATTCAATTGAGGTATGGATGAAAAGTAAAGCAAAGGAATTTGATACTATACTTGACCATGAATGCATAGCAGCAATCATAAATGGAGCAAATGTTATCATAACAGGGGGTGAACCATTAATGCAACAATCCAATGTAGCGGAATTTATAAAGTACATAAGGGAAAGGCATAACAATAATTGCTATGTTGAGATTGAAACGAATGGAACTATTGAACCAAACGAAGAAATGCAAAGACTGGTCAACCAATGGAATTGCAGTCCAAAGTTATCAAATAGTGGTATGCCTATATCTAAGACATACATTGAGAAGTCAATCTCAACACTTAATAAGTTAAACACAATCTTCAAATTCGTTATATCAACCAAACAAGACTACAAGGAAGTCCAAACAACTTATGCAAAAATTAACAGAAATAAGATTTGGTTAATGCCTTCAGGAAGCACAAAGGCAGAAATCAATAAGTCAAAGAAACAGGTAGCAGACATTTGTAAAAAAGAATATCTAAAATTTACTAACAGATTACATATTGAAATATGGAACAAGAAAACAGGAGTATAACTTGGGCAGAGATTACCGAAAGGGTTAACAAGTTAGATAAAACTAAAAAGTATTATGGAGTACCGAGAGGAGGGCAATACATATCAGCAATGCTCAATCCTGTAGATACTATTGAGGAAGCAGATATAATCATAGATGACCTAATTGATAGTGGTAAGACAGAACAAGATTACAAAGTGTATAATAAACCATTCGTAGCACTATTCAATAAACAAACAGAAGAAGACCTGAAAGGAAGGTGGTTAGTATTTCCTTGGGAAGTTAAAGAAGAACCAGTTGAAAACAACTTCGTAAGAATATTGCAATACCTGGGAGAAGACCCCAATCGTGAAGGACTTAAAGAAACTCCAAAAAGATATATCAAGTTCTTGAAAGAATTTCTTAATCCTAAAGAATTTAACTTCACTACATTTGATGCAGAGGGTACAGATGAGATGATAGTTCAATCTAATATACCATTCTATTCACTATGCGAACACCATATAGCACCATTCTTTGGGGTTGGAACCATAGCATACATCCCTAATGGTAAGATAGTCGGTTTAAGTAAACTTGCAAGAACTTTGGACCTGTATGCAAATAGGTTGCAGAATCAGGAAAGGATAACCAGTGAGATTGCTCAAAGGTTGCAACAAGAACTTAATCCAAAAGGGGTAGCAGTATCTCTTAAAGCACAGCATCTTTGTATGTGTATGAGAGGAGTGAAGAAGTATGACACTTGGACAACTACAACAAAATTATTCGGTTTGTTTAAAGAAGATGACAAAGCAAGGAATGAATTTGTTACTTATTTGAAATAAATAAACAGCGAAATTACAGCGATGCCAAACCCACAGAATATAGAAAAGTACAAAATGAAAAAGGGTGAAACGATGAACCCAAACGGCAGACCAAGAAAATATGTATCACTTCTCAAAGAGCAGGGGTACAAGTTAGCAGAGGTTAATGATTGCATTCAAGCAATTATGTCAATGGATATGCAAGAACTTAAAGCGGTATGGGATAACCCGAAAGCAACTGTGCTGGAGAAAACCATTGCAGGAGCATTAAGAAAGTCATTGGAGAAGGGAAGTCTTTATTCAATAGATACCTTATTGACCAGGGTGTATGGCAAACCAAAGGAGACTGCGCACATAACCAATGATGGTAAGATTGAAGTCGTATTTACTAAGGGCAAAACGATTCTATGATAATTGAACTACCTGAACCACATAAGAACCAAGTTGAGATAATTGAATCCCCTGCAAGGTTTAGGGTAGTGATGTGTGGCAGGAGGTTTGGCAAGTCTGAACTATCACAGGTAGAGATTATTAAGAATGCCATTGTAGGGCAAACTGTTGCCTATATTACCCCGACTTATAACCTTGCCAAGACTTTCTTTGACAAACTTGCAAAAGCAGTCCCATTCGCCTCTAATCGGTCAGATTTGACTATTGAGTTCCCTAATGGGGGTTCAGTCCAATTTTTTACAGGTGAACGCTTAGATAACCTGCGAGGCAGGAAGTTTCACTTAGTTGTAGTGGATGAGGCATCATTCATCCCTGACCTTGAGGGCGGTTGGTTAAATAGTATAAGACCTACCTTGACAGATTATAAGGGCAAGGCATTGTTCTTGTCTACTCCAAAGGGTAAGAACTACTTTTACTCACTTTTTATGAAAGGGAATGGAGGCGAAGAAGATTGGCAATCATTTAAGTTCAGCACCTATGATAATCCTTACATAGATAAGTCAGAGGTTGATTCTGCAAGGATGCAACTGCCTGAGGTGGTCTTTGAGCAAGAGTACATGGCGAACCCTGCGGAGAACGCTGCCAATCCTTTTGGGTCTGCTTACATTCGCCAATGCATCTTCCCAATGTCTACTGGTCCTGTTGCTTGTTATGGCATTGACCTTGCTAAAGCAGTTGACTGGACTGTGGTGATAGGACTTGACAAGAATGGGTCTGTGTGCCATTATGAACGCTTCCAAAGGGATTGGAGGCAAACTAAGGAGTATATTATCAATTTACCTAAAGCACCAATCCTGATGGATTCTACGGGGGTAGGAGACCCAATCTTTGAAGATATGCAACGTGAGGGTCTTGATGTGCAAGGGTATAAGTTCAGCAGTACAAGTAAACAGATGCTCATGGAGGGTCTTGCCTCCGCTATTCACCAAAGGAAAATAACATTCCCACCAGGTCCTATCGTGGATGAACTTGAAATCTTTGAGTACCAGTACACATCCTTCGGAGTAAAGTACTCAGCACCTCAAGGTTTTACGGATGATGCAGTCTGTTCACTTGCACTTGCATGGATGCACCTACAAAAGAATGTCGGTAGTGGGAGGTATAGTTTCTTGTAGGGTTTTTGTAGGTTTCCCAATCTTCCCAATCTTCCCTAATTAAAATATTTTTTGAAATAAATGATAAAAAGTTTTGCAGTATTGATTTAATTTGTATTTTTACAAAACAAATCACAACACAATGAACCAAGAACAAATTAAATTAATTGAGAATTACAAAAGCAATTCAAGAGGACTATTAGATTTTTATGAAAACTTATTAAAGGATATTATGCATTCTTCTAAAGATGAATCATTAATATCTGATATTAAAGAAGTGTTAGATTATGGTGAGAAGATTTGGGAGAAAAGATGGGACTATGAATGGTCTCAGCATAAAAATAGATATTAATTTTAGGGAGGTTCGCCTCCCTTTTTTTTTAAAATATTCTGCTAAAAAACTTGGCATTCTAAAATATTTAGTATTTTCGCATAGTCAATCCGATTAGATAATTACGGTGTTTATTCGGGTCTGATTATAGACCTCTATAAAAGAGTTCTCTTTTCAAACCCATGCAGCCGTAATCTGTATGGGTTATTTTTTTACCCTAACTTTGGATGACCTGCAAGTAGTCGCCTACCTCTCAAAGTTCTGAATTCAAGGAGTTTAAATCTGTTAAATGCAAAGAAGGATGTAACTTTTTCCCTTTGCAGCCGATAAACCCGATTACCTATGTGACGGTATAGTTAGGTCAGTAGTTGTTTCCTATTGGGGGTAGGGGGCAACTTCTGTTCTGACCAACTTCCCTCATAACCTTGTTCGGGTATAGATTAAGATTACCTTATACACTAAACCACATTTAAACTATTTAACATTATGAATTGGTCACAAGTAACAGTATTCCAATACCAACAGATTAATGAACTTTATGCCAATAGCAATGACCTTACTGACCTTGATATAAGCGTAAAGGTTGCCTCAATACTTACTAATCAGACCGAAAATCAGATTGATTCATTACCCGTTAAGGAACTTGGACCACTATTGCAATCCATTGCATTTATCAATGAAGAGATTAAACCTGAAGCGGTAAAGGTGCTAAAGATTAATGGCAGAAGGTATAAGTGCGTTTATGATGTGCGGAATATACCTGCTTCAAGGTACATTGAATCTAAGCACTTCAGTTCTGATGTGATGGGTAATCTGCACAAGATTATGTCTTGTTTGGTTATCCCACAGAAGAGGGGATGGTTTGGATGGGTAGATGACAAGTATGATGCAAGTAAGCATTCAGACTATGCTCAAGATATGCTTGAAGCACCTATCCAATCCGTTCTTGGTTCGGTGGTTTTTTTTTATCAAGTATACAGACTTTGGATAAAGAATTCAAAGGATTATATGGTCCAACAGATGATGGAGCAGGGAGTGGAGAAGATGAAAGCGGAAGAAGTGCATCAGGTTTTATGCACCATTATGGATGGATTTACCAAACCAAACTGGTTGCCGAGTTTGAAGGAATCACACTTGACCAAGCATTTAACTTACCTGTCATAAACTTTCTCAATGACCTTGCCTACCTCAAAGCGAAGATGGAACACGATAATGAACTAATACGTAAGAGTTATGGCAAAGGTTGATTTTGATGTGATTGTTGATGATGCTGCGATAGCAGACAAGGCATTAGAAAAAAAAGACTATGCCTCTTTAGGTGAGTTGCCATTTGTGGAGCAGACCATTATCAGTTATGCTGCTCAGTTCATCATTCAGGTACAGAAGAACTTAATCAAAGCAAACAAGGTAGACACAGGAACACTTGAAAGGGATATTCAGCAGGGGGATTTAATCAAGACTGGGGGAAGTTATCTTTTAGATATTGGATACCCTAAGAGTTCAGAAAGTGCTAACTATTACGATTATGTAAATAAGGGGGTAAAGGGGTTTGTTTCTAAACAACCTAACTCACCTTATCGGTTCAGGTCTGCTTACCCTTCTATGAATGGACCAATGGTTAATGCCATTCAGAAGTGGGTCAAGAGAAACGCATTATCCTCAAGAAGGGAAGACCAAAGGTTTAATCTTAGCGGTTTACAGAAAAAGAGGAAGTCAGTTGCACAATTAAACACTGGTCGTACCACTTCCTACCTGATAGCAAGGAAAATTAAGCAAAGGGGATTACCGAGGACAGGATTCTTTGATGATGCCATTGACCAGGTCTTTAATGAGCAATTTTATAACAAAATGGCAGAAGCATTAGGCGGAGATGTTAGGTTGTACATAAAACAGGCTGCTTCGCTAATTAATGAAGAGAACAAGTAATTATGGCAATAACAGTAAATAGCATACCCGAACAATACGCATCCCTACACGATGACCTTTGGTTTGTAGTGGATAGCACCAATAAGGCATCAACTAATTTTAAGTATGTCTTTGATATCTATGTAGATGCAACCTTGGTGGCAAGGATTAAGCAGTTCCCTGATGTAACCAGTACCAAGGGGATATTTAACGCAGGTAACATTATGAGGAACTATGCATCTTCATACTTTACTCCGAATACTGCTACAACCTTATTCAGTTCATCTACTGACAATATCTATAAGGAATATACCATAAAATACGGAGAAGAGTACGGTGGAACTACTTACACCAATCTTCTTGAGCAGACTTATGTGGCATTCAACTTTTACTATCCCGACTTTTACAATCCTGCACAATCTCCAACATATTTTAAGTCATATATCAACGAATGGTTAACCAATAGGGACTTAAGCAATGTGGAATGTGCTTTTACGGATAAATTACATATTGGGTATATGTACGCATCAGGAGTAACTACAAATGTGTATCCTTCAGTACAATTATACAACGAAAATGGTACTACAAACGGTAGTGCAGTAACTACTGCAACAGACCCACAAGAATCTTTTAGTCTGCTTGATATCTCACCAAGTGGGATAAATTCTTGGTATGGTTCAACTGTCATCCCACAATCTGCGTACTCATACGGCATAAAATTGCACAATGGCACAGGATTCGGGGATGAGGTAAGGGTTAAACTTGTTTGCAATCCTAACTACACACCAATCGCATTGCACTTTTTAAATCAGTTAGGGGGATATGATACAATGCACTTCAGATTGGTAAATAAAGAAGCAAGGAATGTGGAATCAAAGCAGTATGAGGGTAGCAAGTTTAGGTACAATGCATCTGCAACTGCAATGCGGTCCTATGATGACTACAACAGAATCAACCCAGGTGCAACTAAGTATGTGGTTGAGCATACCACTATGTACAAACTGCGAAGTAATTACTTAAATGTAAAAGACTATAACTGGTTAGCGGAGTTAATCCAATCACCTGAAGTCTACTTTGAGCAAGGTGGGTACTACTATCCAATAGTCACTATGACAAACAATTGGGAAGAGAAGAAGAGGATAGCAGACAAGATGTTTAATCTTGAGTTAGATGTGCAGATTGCTAACAAAAAATATAGTCAATTCCGATGAGGACTGAGATATACATAGATAACTATAAACTTGATTTAACAAAGAACATCTCCGCAGAGTTCACCTATGCGATTGATGAGATACAAGACTTTGCAACAAGAAACACCTCGTTTAGTAAAACAATTGTACTACCAGGCAATGATACAAATAATAAGTTATTCGGTAATATATTTGAGTTCGGAAATGCCAATCTATACAATGAAGGACAACCCAACGTGGGTTACAACTTCAATGCTACCAAGTCAGTACCTTGTATTATCTTGGTAGATAAGATACAGATATTTAAGGGTGTTCTTAGGATGCTTGAAATCATCATAGATGACAGAAGCATAGAGTATGAGGTTGCAGTCTTTGGTGAGTTAGGTGGTTTTATCAATGCACTTGGGAATAGTAAGTTAGAAGACATTGACTTTGGAATTGCAGATGTTACTTGGAATTACACCAACATTCAGAATAGTTGGGATAACATTAGCGGTACAGGTGTTTATTTTCCATTGATTGACTATGGGGTAGAATCAACCAATAAGGTAGACTTTTCTTTTGATGCCTTCAGACCTGCTTTGTATGTTAAGCAATACCTTACCAAGATACTTGATGGGTCAGGTTATACTTATGACTTCCCTTTGCTTAGTACGGCATTGATGAATAGATTGGTCATACCTCACAATCAGAAGACACTAACCAAAAGCACTGCTTTAAACTTACTTGCAACGGCAAAGTATAAGAATTATATCAATGCAAGTGGGAATGTAGAATTTGACATTCTTAATGCAGGAAACTTCACCATAACGGGAAGTGGTAGTGACTTTACCTATAATTCAGCAACGGCATTCTCAGGAAGCATAACCTTGAACATATCAGGAGTGATTAACGCAATCAGTCCATCAAGTGACTTTACTATTCAACTGCGGAAAAATGGTACACCTATTTCGGGTGTTACCTACACTACCCCTGGAAGTAATTATAACTTCAATGCAGACCTTAGTGTGGCATTGGTTACGCTTGTCAATACTGATACTTTAGATGTTGACTTGGTAGGTAACTTCTCAGATTTAGATATTGAATCGGGAAACTTTAGCGTAATCTCAAGCAATCCAACAGAGGTCACTGTTAACTATGGTGATAGCATTGTAATAAACAACACCATACCCAAGGGGGTCTTTCAGAAGGATTTCTTTGCATCAATTGTTAAGATGTTTAACCTTTATGTCTATGAGGACAAACTTGTAGAGAAGAAACTTATAATTAAACCATTCATAGATTTCTATGATGGGACTAAGATAGATTGGACTGATAAGGTGGACCGAGGAAGTGTAATGAGGTTGAAACCTATGAGTGAGTTTACTGCGAGGTACTATGATTATAAGTATAAGCAAGACAATGACTTCTATGCAGAAAACTATCGAAAGAAGTTCAATGAGGGGTATGGTGATTACATTTATGATAGTATGAACGAGTTTGTAAAGGAAGTAGATGCAACAGAAATAGTATTTGCAGGTACGGTCCTATACAGAAAAACAGGAACAGATAAGATATATCCTGCCATTTACAAACTATCTAACGAGAACACCAAAGAAGATAAGATGGATTCTGTTATCAGGATTCTTCAAGCAAAGAAGATAACTGGTGTAAGTTCTTGGAACATTCGCAATGGTATCGGTGGCAGTGTAATCGCATCCTATGGTGATTATGGTTATGCAGGGCATTTGGATGACCCGTATAATCCTCAAGCAGATATCAATTGGGGAGCAACTAAAGAGGTGTACTATAATCCAACATCTGTCACGGCATCTAACTTGTTTAATGGTTATTGGTCCGAGTACATTGCAGAGATTACAGATAAGGATAGTAAGTTACTGACCTGCTCTGTGAAGTTGAATGAGGTTGATATTTATAACCTTGATTTTAGTAAACTGATTTATATTGATGGTTCACTTTGGCGGTTGAATAAGGTCTTGGATTATAACCCAATGGACTTTAACGTGACAAAGGTGGAACTTCTTAAAGTAATTGAATTAAACTATATTTAAATGGCAGAAGAGATAGTAGGTGTCAAGATACAGGTGGATGCTACTGACATGAATAAGTCAGTAGGAGATTTACGAAAAAAAATTGTAGAAGCAGAGGCAGAGGTTAAGAGGTTGCAACAAGCCTACGGAGAACAAAGTAAGGAAGCAATTGAAGGTCAGAAACGATTAGCACAACTGCAAGACATCACTAACAAAAAGATTGAACAACAGAATCAAAGGATTGATGATGCTGCAAAGACTGTTACTGCATTGTCTGCTGCCTATGGTGGTGTTCAAGGTGCTTTAGAACTTACAGGTGTTGCAGGTGAGGACACAATAAAACAACTTGCAAAGATTCAATCTGCACTTGCAATTGGTGATGCAGTTCAAAACCTTGCAGAGTTTAGAGGAGCAATCACCAACACTTTTAAGTCTTTTGGTTCATCAATAAAGACAACATTCAGCACATTAAAAAGTAGTTTGATTGCTACTGGTATAGGTGCTTTTGTTGTTGCACTTGGACTTGTTGCTGCCAACTTTGAAACTGTTAAAAAGGTAGTCCTCAACTTTATTCCTGGCATTGGGAAACTTGCAGACTTTGTAGGAAATCTTGTTCAGAAGTTTACTGATTTTATCGGTGTAACTTCTGAGGCAGATAGAGCATTGGAAAGATTAAGCAAGACAAATGCAAAAGCGAATGAAAGCATAGAGGCAAGGGTAAAATTATTGACTGCACAGGGTGGTAAAGAAAAGGAAATTTATGCACTGCAAAAGGAAGCAAATAAGAATGAAACAAATGCACTGCGTGAAAGGCTGAAACTTACTGGAACGCTGACAGAGGAAGAAGCAAAAAGATTTAGAGATTTAAAGGTTGAGAGTGCGGTCCTTGATGCAACAGAAAAGAAAAGAATTGCTGATAAAAATGCACAAGCAGCGAAAGAAGCAGAAGCAAGGCAAAAGGAAAAAGATAGAATAAGAAAAGATTATGAAGAAGGACAAGAGTTAATCCGTAGAGAAAAGGAACTTGCAACAAATCTAACTACTACACAAATTCTTGGAGTAACGGCAGCAGGTAAGGATGCACTTGTTGCAACTCAAGTGGTTGCTAAAGGTGTAACAGATGCAATCATTGTAAGTGCTACACAACAAGCAGATGCGAAGAAGCAGTTAACCGATTATGAGAAAAAACTTGAAGAAGAAAAATTTAATGCTCAGTTAGGTCTTGCTACCCAAACGCTTGCAATAGTTGGTGGACTTGTGGACCAAAATAGTGCAGCAGGTAAGGCAATAGCGGTTACACAAGCAATCATAAACACTTACCAAGGTGCATCTAAGGCATTGGCACAAGGTGGTATCTTTGGACCTGTGGCAGCAGCAGCGACCATCGCAGCAGGATTGATAAATGTTAAAAAGATTATCAGTACAAAAGTACCATCTGCAAAAGGTACTGGCAATGTTGCTGAATCAGGTTCTCCTTCAATGTCTATGGCATCTGCACCAATAGCACCATCTGCACCAATTCAGAACACAGTAACCTCATTAAGTCAGCAGTCAATAAATCAAATGGGGTCAGCAGCAGGTAGAGCATACGTTGTTGAATCTGACATAACTAATCAACAAGAAAAGATAGTAAGAATAAACCGAGCAGCACGACTTGGGTAATATAAACAATAAAAAAAGTAACAATGGAAAAGAATATACCAATTTTCAACCTTGAGATAACCAATGACCTTGAAGATGATGTAGAGGTAGACGTAATAAGTTTGGTTGACAGACCTGCCATAGAGAGGTCTTTCCTTGCCTTTAATGAGGATGAGTTTGCTGAATCTTACACAGACTATCCCGAAAGTGCAAAGAATAATGCACAAAGGGCATTGGATTGGGTAGAGAAGCACGGATGGGGTTCTTGTGGTGAGGCAACTGGCAAAATAAGAGCAAACACCATCGCAAAGGGTGAACCTATCACGAGGGATACCATTGCAAGGATTAGCGGATTCAAACGGCATCAGCAAAATAAAGATGTACCTTATTCAGAAGGATGTGGTGGTTTAATGTGGGATGCTTGGGGTGGGACTTCCATGATTGAATGGGCAAGTAATAAACTGAAGCAAATTGATAAGCAGAAGTTTATTATACAAGATGAAGACCAACAAATAATAAGCGGTCCGCTAATGTTAGCAGATACTCCCATTTACAGGAATGACCACAATGGGGAGTATTATGTTGTATTCACAAAGGAAACGATAAAAAAGATTGCACAGAGGTACTTCAAGAAAGGGTATCAAGCAAACGTGAATCTTATGCACGATTCAGGGCAGTCGGTTGAAGGGGTAACAATGTTTGAATCTTTTATCAGTGACAAGGTAAGAGGAATCTACCCGATGAAAGGATTTGAGGATGTACCTGATGGGTCTTGGTTTGGTTCGTTCAAGGTAGATAATCCTGAAGTATGGGCAGAGATAAAAGCAGGGAATGTACGGGGATTCTCCGTAGAGGGTCAGTTTAATTACAAGAAGACAGGAGATAAAAAGATTGAGCAACTTTGGCAAAATGTGTTAGAAGTGCTATCTAAAGTCAAGTAGCATTTTTTCATAGCATTTGATTAAGGCAGGGTGTTTCCACACCTTGCCTTTTTTCTTATATGGTACATTGATAAATGACTCCTATTTATTACCAAAAGTTATTATGACAACTTTAGAAGCAGTAAAAATGATTAAACAAATGTTCACAGACGCAGGTCAACTGCCTGTGGCATCTGCTGAACCTCTCCAATCTTTTGCGGAATATACGCTTAAGAGTGGTGCGAAGGTTATGATTGATAAGTTAGAAGTCGGTGGTAAGGTTACACTGGTAGACGAGGGTGGTAACGAAGTTCCTGCTCCTGCTGGTGAACATGAACTTGCTGATGGTTCTGTTATCCTTCTTGATGAAAATAGCATCATCACTGAAATCAAAGTACCTGAAGTAGAACTTCCTGAAGTCCCTGAGGTTGAGATTTCTGTTGAATCTAAGCAAGAAGAGGACATGATGAAGAAGAAGATTGAAGAGATGCAGAAGCAACTTGATGAAATTAAGATGGCATACGATGCCAAATTAGCATCTCAAGAAGCAAAGTTTAGCAAGGGCATGAGTGATGTTTCAGATGTTTTGATTCAATTGTTGAACACACCATCTGCAAATGCAACTGAAGCACCAAAGGAAAAGTTTAATCAGCACATTGAAAAGAAAGAAGATAAAATTAGTCGCTTTCTTGATTTTGCTAAATCTATTAAGTAAAAATTTCTCAAACAATAAAAATTAAATAAAATGAGTTTTTCAGTAGGCACATTGGCAAACTATACAAAAGAGAACGAGCAACTGCTTGTAGCATCTTCTGTACTTGGTAGCAAAACTGCTTCTTTGATTAAAGAGGCAGGAACAGTGATGGTTGGAGTTAAGTCCGCAGAGACCATCAACATTATGGATACAGATGCAATCTTCCAAGATGGTTCATCTTGCGGATTCAATGCATCGGGTCTGACTTCTTTCACACAGCGTACAGTTACCGTTGGTAAAATCAAGGTTAACGAAGCATTGTGTATGAAGGACCTGGAAGCAAAGTATCTTCAAAAGGCACTCCCTGCTGGTTCTATGTATGATTCAATGGTATTCTCTGAAGAGTTTACAAATCGTAAAGTAGAAAAAATTTCTTCTCAACTTGAAAGAGCATTGTGGCAAGGAACAACTGGAAGCGTTGATGTTAACTTGAATAAGTTTAACGGTCTTATCTCTTTGATTAATACAGCAGGTGCAGCAGTTGTAAATGCTAATAGTGTTGCTCTTCACGGAGTTGTTGAGACATCTATCACTGATGCAAACGTAATCAGCATTTTTGATGACATCTACAAGGCAATCCCTGCCCAAGTTGTTGACAAGGATGATATGGTTATCTTCTGCGGTATGGATGTTTTCCGTACTTACACTGTGAAGTTGAAGTCTTCTAACTTGTTCCACTACAAATACGATGAGGCTGCCAATGGTCAATTCTTCCTCCCAGGGACTAACGTAAGAGTTATTGCCGTACAAGGTCTGAATGGCACAGGTGACATCGTTGCTGCAAGGATTTCTAACTTCTACATCGGTACTGACCTTTTGAACGAAGAAGAAAGATTTGAAATCTTCTACGCTAAGGAAGCAGACCAAGTAAGGTTCGTATCTGAATTCAAAATGGGAATCAACTTTGCTTTCCCTGATGAGATTGTTAAGTTCTTCACTTAAATAACATTGAAGGTAAGGGGTGGTAAACATCTCTTGCCTTCATTATAAAAATTTATAATATGCCGTGTGCTTTAACTCAAGGATATGTATTGGATTGTAAAGAGTCCATTGGTGGCATCAAGGCGGTATGGTTTATACCCTTTGAGAATGTCACTGCAATAACTGAAGCATCAGGTGTTGTTACTACTATCACAAAAGCATCAGGAAAGGTTTTCTACAAGTACCAACTTGTAAAGCAAACCTCTTCACTTACCGAGAATATCACTGCCTCTGTTGAGAATGGCACTGTGTTCTATGCTCAAGAATTATCTATCATCCTCAATAAACTACAAGCAAACACAAGGAACGAGATTTTGCTTCTTGCTAAGAATAATCTCCTTGCAGTAGTTCAGGATGGTAACGATAAATATTGGTTACTTGGTAAGGTTAATGGTGCTGATTTGACTGGTGGTAATGGTTCAACTGGTACTGCTTTCGGAGATAGGAATGGTTATACATTGACCTTTACAGGCAATGAACCTGCACTTGCTCCTGAAGTTTCAAGTGCGATAATTGCAGGATTAACTGCGTAAATAGGAAGGTTTAGAATTGAGTAAGGGTGTCCATTTTGGATGCCCTTTCTTTTTGGGTAAAAGTCAAAGGATTGTCTATTTAGATACAATGATACAACTGACACAAGGTTCAACTGAGTTCATTTACCTAACATTAACGGAGAAGCAGACACTGACTTCACCTAACTATCTATTCCGTTTTGTGAATAGAACCACACGGGATGAGGTTGCTTTTGTTTTGCTGAATGCTCTTGATGTATCACCTTATAAGGATAGGTACAATAAGTTCAGTATTAAAGTACCTAAATACTTTGGATTAGGAAACATTGGGGAGTGGTTGTATTATGTCTATGAGCAATCAAGTGCTTATAATGTAGACTATACCCAAGCAACGGGATTACTTGAGGAAGGGATAATGAAACTGTCACCATCAACCACTTTTGAATATACGCAGCACGAGGTTGACAATACATATATAACAAGATGAATGATTTAGTAATACTTAATTTCCAAGAGGCAAGGCAACCTGAATACAGAGAAAAAAGGGGTAAGGGGTATATTGAGTTCGGTGAAAAGAATGATTACCCTAACTATCTTTTGGCACTTTACAACAAGAGTGCTAAACATAATGCTATTGTTAAAGGCAAGGTCAACTACATTATCGGAAACGGATGGAAGGCAGATGAGGCAGACCCGATTGCAGAGCAGTTCATTGCTCAACCTAATCAGTTTGAATCTTTAGCAGATTTAACAAGGAAGGTATCCATAGATATTGAAATCTTTGGAGGTGCTTACCTTGAAGTGATTTGGTCCGTAACTGGTGGGCAGTTGACAGATGTGCTTCACATTGACTATACCAAAATAAGGTCCAACACGGATAATACTCAGTTTTGGTACAAGAAGGATTGGAATGAGAGAAAGGATGAGTTAATACCTTTAATGGCATTTAACACAAAGGTCCGTCAAGGTAAACAGATACTTTACATAAAGGAGTATAGACCAGGTTTGGACACTTATGCTCTCCCAGGGTATATGGGTGCATTGAACTATATTGAATCTGATATAGAAGTCTCACGGCACGTTTTGGGGAATGCTCAAACGGGATTCAGTGCATCCAAACTTATTACTCTTCCAAATGGTGAACCTTCTCCCGATGAGAAGAGGAACATTGAAAGAAGGTTTACGGATAGGTTTAGCGGAAGTGATGGCAAGAAGTTTATCTTATCATTTACCACTGACCCTGCAAGGAAACCTATTATAGAGGACCTCGGTGCAAGTGATATTACAAAAGAGAACTTCACCAATGTTGATTTGATTATTCAGAACAATTTGTTCGCAGGTCATCAGATTACCTCACCAAGTCTTTTTGGTATTGCAGAACCTGGTCAGTTGGGTAGCAGAACACAGATGCGTGATTCTTATGAAATCTTCAAGAATACCTATGTAAACGATAAGCAGCACTTCCTTGAATCTATATTCAATCAGTTAGCGGTCCTAAAAGGTGCTACTTCTGAAATTAGCATTATACCAGTAGAACCTATCGGATTTGAGTTAAGTGAACAAGCACTTTTACAAATTGCTCCTAAAGAATGGTTGCTTGAGAAGGCAGGTATAGATGTTGCAAAATATGCACCAACTGAAGCGGTGCAACCATCTGCAAATCAGCAACAGATTGAAACGAATGACAATCTGAAGAACCTTAGCGGTAGGCAATACCAACACTTGATGCGAGTTATTAGGCAGTTCTCACAGGGTAAGATATCCAAAGAGATTGCGGTCACTATGCTCAAATCAGGTCTTGGCATGACAGACAATGAGGTGAATGCTATGCTTGGAATAGATGAAGACCCAATGACAGAAGACTTCAGTTTTTCTGCATTAGATGAGGACACTGTTATAGGCTTATTCAGAGAGGTTGGTGAACCGAAGAGTGATTATACCATAATTAACTCAAAGGCAGTTTTTAGCAGTCGGGATGCGTTTGCAGAGGGTGATTTGATAGACAAGACACTTGATAAGCAAATACTTGCATTGATTGATAAGGACAAGAAGATAAGCATTGATGACATTGCAAGTGCGGTAAGGAAAACAAGAGAGGTAGTACAAGGGAGATTGAGTTACTTGGTTGAATCGGGTGCAGTAAGTTATGACCCAAAGATTGAGGAAAGGAAACTTACCAAACCACTGAGCAAGTTGGTTGATGATATGGATGTGACAACCTTTGAGGTTAAGTATTCATACGAGTGGAAACCGATTGTGCCATCTGAGGAAAGAGATACCAACGCACATCCATCAAGGTCTTTTTGTCGCAAGTTATATGGAGAGCAAAGACTTTGGAGTAGAGCAGGTATTGAGATGTTAAGTGCAAGACTTGGGTACTCAGTATTTGACAGAGGGGGTGGATGGTGGGGAGATTCTCCATCTTGCAGACACCAATGGGTTCGGAACGTAGTAGTTAAAAAGAAAAAATAATGAGCAGGAATATATTATTTATCTCAGTTGATACGATAAAGGACAGAACAGGTTTGCACGTTAACGTAGACCCTAAGTTGGTCTTCCCTGATATCCTTTATGCACAGGATGCATATATCCTCCCTGCACTTGGAACTGCACTTTATGAGAAGTTACAGACAGGTATTGAATGCGGTGACTTGAATTGTGATGAAGAAACCTTGCTGAACACTTACATAACACCTTGCCTTGTTTACTACGTTATGAGTGAGTTGCCAATGGCATTGTCATACCAATTCTACAACAAAGGAGTGGTAAGAAAATCGGGTGATAATCAAACAGAACCGAGTGCATCAGAATTGGCAGATGTTGCCAATCGTTATGGGGCAAGGGCAGAATTTTACAAGCAGAGGTTAATCAAGTACCTCAAGCAAGAATCTCAAGCATCTGCAAAATATCCTGAGTACATAAACCCTGGCACTGGAGTAGATACCATCGTACCTGACAATGATGCTTACACTACTACAATATGGTTGGGTGATTATGACTGCGGTAGGTACAAAACTTTTGAAGAAAAATATCAAGGAGATATAAACCGTTGTTGTGGCGAATAAAACATACACTAAAAAGAACCAAGAGAAACTGCGTGTCTATCTTGAAAAAATAAAAAATGACAACCCTAAACAATCTAATAAAGACAATAGAGGACTTGGGAAATGCCCATCAACAAATCAAGACAACATTTTACGGAAATGCTTTTGATTTCTTGAGCAAGGGTACTGACAATGTCTACCCTGCTTTATTTTTTGACCTCACGGGTGCATCCATCAATGGCAAGAGTTCAACTATCAACTTCACATTGTTTTTTTGTGATAGGGTACTTCCTGAACAATCAAATGAGCAAGAGGTCTTGTCTGACCAGTTACTGACTGCTCAAGATATAGTTGCACAATTGCACTATAATAACTACGATTTCGTTCTTCAAGATGCAGTAACGCTTGACTTCTTTACGGAAGACACACCTGAGTATCTTGCAGGAGTTAGTGCAACTATTGCTCTTGACTTACCTTATTTGCAAAATAGGTGTGAAGTTCCAACAGACTACACATATCCTTCTTAAATCTATTTAAAGAAAAATAAAATGGCATCAGATTTTAGACCAGGGAAACTTGACATACAAATGTGGAGGAATGACACTTGGCAGCAGGTGTTTACTCTTTTAGCAGATACCACACCAATCAACCTATCAGGTGCAACAGTTTACATTCAGGTCCGCAAAGGATGTGCAGGTACTCTTGCATTGACTTTGACTAATGGAAGCGGTGTAACTATCGGAGGAGTGAGTAATAACCAAATTACAGTTAACAAGTTGGTAGATATTGCCAAAGGTAATTACGTTTGGGATATGCAGGTGACTTTTACAAGTGGTGTTGTTAAGACGTACCTTGAGGGTGATTTTATTGTTTATGATGATGTAACTAAACCATAAGAGATGAGTATTGATGTAAACGTACAGAATGATTTAGTCATTGTTACTGAGAGCAGTGAAGACATAACGGTTAACGTTAGCAATGCAGCAGGTCCTGCTGGTGTAGGTGTTCCTGTTGGTGGAACTACGGGTCAGGTATTGAAGAAGTTTAGCAATACCAACTACGATACTTATTGGGCATTAGATGGTGGAGGTGTTCCTTATAGTGGTGCAACTGGTGATGTTAACTTGGGAGAGTACGCTTTATCCGCCGGACAATTAACGCTAGATACTTCTCCTACCGGTACGGCTACCGTAGGTACTACTCGTTGGAATAACACAATAGGTAGCAGCGAAACAACCTTAAAAGGTGGTAGCGTTATTCTAAAGAATGGCGTTGACTTGGTCGCAAGGATTGTAAACAAGGTTACACCGAATACTACACTAACAAAGGCAGCATACCAAGCAGTTCGGGTAAGTGGTGCACAAGGTCAGAGGTTAGCGGTATCATTTGCTCAAGCGAATAACGATGCGAATAGTGCTGACACGATAGGACTTGTTACTGAAACAATCCCAACAAATCAAGAAGGGTTTATTATAACTGTTGGTCAACTTGAGAACATCAATACTACTGGTTCACTACAAGGTGAAACGTGGGTTGATGGGGATGTGCTTTATTTGAGTCCTACAACACCTGGTGCGATTACAAAGGTCAAACCAACGGGTGCAGGTCATATAGTAGTCATCGGTTATGTTGAGTATGCCCATGCTAATAATGGAAAGATATATGTGAAGGTAATGAACGGATGGGAATTGGATGAACTCCATGATGTTTCAATAGTTAGTGCTGCAAACAATGAGGCACTAATTTACGAATCAAGCACCTCGCTTTGGAAGAACAAGACAATAGCATCAGCGTTGGGATATACACCCGTTCCAACCACACGCACATTAACCATCAATGGCACATCGCAGGATTTGAGTGCCGATAGGACATTTACAGTTAGTGCAGCACCAGCAGGAAGTAATACTCAAATACAATATAATAATGGCGGTGCATTAGGGGCAAGTGCAGGATTGGTGTATAATGATTCTACTGGGGTTGTTTCAATAAACAAATCAGTAACTTCAGATGTAGGAATAAATATAACTAATGGTAGTGCTGGAACTACAACTACTGCATCAATATTAATGCGAAACAATGCAAATAATATAGCATATTTTGGTAAAGCATCAAGTTCGTATAGTTATAAAACAATTACTGGAGGAAACGGATTTGTTTATACACAAGGAGGTGACCTTTCTTTGTTATGCGACCAAAGTAATGGTAATATAAAATTTGCAGCAGGTGCAGTTAGTACCGCTCAAATGACCCTCACCGCAGCAGGTCGCCTATTGTTGGGGACTACGAGTGAGAGTACGTTTATTTTTGATGCGGTGGGTGATGCAAGAGTAACGGGATTTATTCAATCTACTCAAACAGTAACCGCACAAGGTGTTGCGAGTTTTCCAACATCGGGTTCGGGTGTCTCTTTATTCTATAATATAAATGGTGGGAATATTGCTGCAACTGCAAATTTCGCAACATCAACAGTTGCAAAATTACAATTAAATGTTGGCGGTGGTCAAGTAGGTATAAATACGGGCGGGAATAATTCAATAAACACAAATAATGCTTTTTATGTAAGAGGTGGTGCAGAGTTTTTAATGACAAACTCTAACCAATCTTTTGATTTTGTTTTTGCAACGGGAACAAATACATCCCTGAATTTATCAAGACAATTTAATAGTGTAGGCGGTGGTGTTGGTACATCTTTTAGATTAAATGATTCAAGTTCGGCAGCAGTAGAATATGCAAGTGTTTTCGGTGGAATACAAACCAATACCGCGGGTTCACATTCAGGATATTTGTATTTCAATACAACCAATGCAGGTACATCAACAGAGAAAGCAAGAATCACCGCAGCAGGTCGCCTATTGTTGGGGACTACTGATGAGGGAACTTTCCGTCTTGATGTCAACGGAACGGCAAGGGTGAGTGCAGCAACAAGTGGTTCTACGGGTTATACTATGACTGTTGTTGACACTAATACTACATTAGGTACAACATTGTATATGCCTTATTCATCAAGCAATTTGCTCATACAAGTTGGTGGTAGCGGTTCAAGGATGCGTGGAATAAATGGTTTAGTGTATTTAGCATTTAAGTATTCAAATGGAAATGTAGTTATAGGTAATGATGAAAATTCATCAATGCCAGATAAATTAAATATTTCAGTTAATAGTTCAAGTCAAGACGGGAACGGAATTAGTCTAATTGATACAGGTGGTTCAGGAAATGTCGGTGCTGGAATAAATTATTATGGAGGTACAACAACTTTGATGGCAAGTATTCGTACAAGAATACAATCAAGTTATTTGAATTCTGTTTTAGCATTTAGTACAAATAATGCATCAAACGTATTAACTGAACGATTCAGAATTACTGAAACGGGAAATTTGCTTGTAGGTTCAACAACAAATGTACCATCAGCAATACTTGCAGCAGATTCCACCACCAAAGGTTTCCTCCCACCTCGGATGACAACAACACAAAAGAACGCAATCAGTACACCAACGGCAGGGTTGCAAGTGTATGATACAACATTGAATCAAATGTCATATTACAATGGCACAACATGGATTAACTTTTAAACAAATATAAAAATGGCAAAAAAAATCCAACCACAACAAGTATGGGTAAATGGCGAAAGCAAATCAGCAGAGTATTTTCAAGTTACTTGCATTAATGACAACTACGAAAATTCAGCAACAAACTATTGGCAGTTGTTCACCAAGAACGTAGATGCCGAAGGTGTTGAATCAATGGGTGAGCAAGTTGCTCAAGGAAACTTGACAATTGATGGTGCTGATTACATAGCATGGGGAGACCAACCCGCAATGAGTATAAATGCTTGGATTTATCAGTGGTCAGCGGATAAATTAAATTTAGTAATTTTACATTAAATTAAATACTATGACACTTATTGAACTGAAGGCATCCGCTTATGATTGTTTAGCACAGATTGAGTACTTGCAAAAGCAATTGCAAG